TCTGGATAACTTCTGGGCTACAGGCGCAATGTCTTAATTGCGTCTACTCCGTCCTCACTAAAAACATTGGAGGAATGAATGAAGAAAGCTGTCGAGCAACACTCGGTAGAGAAGCTGATGTTCAAAGTAACATCGCTTCTAATCAGGGATTTCCAAGCTAACTTGGATGACCCCCTATTTTGTAGCGATATTCTTCGTCATAGTAATAACGAGGATATCGAGGGGGTCAGACAAGTTGGATCTGCCGTGCTTGAGAATGAGAATTCGTATAGATTCAAATGCGAATATCAGGTCAAGTCACTATTTAAGAGATTTAGGTGTCAAACCGACATCTACACCGACGAAGAGCTAACTCAGAAAGCTATTGATAGCTTTCGGGAAACTCAGACTCGAATTTGTGCAATAGACTTTGACTCCGTAAGTACATCTTCTACGGCTGTCCTCGATCTAGCACAAATGTACATTGCCCAAACTTTAGGCAAGTACGACGATGTAGAACATCGTAATCTCTGCAGATTTGGAAAACGAGCCAGTATCGGAATACCCGCTAGAATGGCCAATGAAGCCGCTAGATGGGAATTACCGATATCCGGGTCTCATGAACAGATTGCTTGGTTCGACTCAGAAATGAGCGAAGATTGCGCAGTCCAAACTTATTGGAATGAGCAATTAACTCGTCACCCGAAAAGGTCCAAGTACCAAGTAACGAGTTCCCTGAAACTGACGCTAGTCCCCAAAACGTTCAAATCTTTACGTGCGATCATGCCGAATACCACTATTGGCTCATATATGAGCTATGGTTTAGGCGAGATTATGCGGAAAAGATTGAAGCGTAAGGGCTATGACATTAAGTCTCTTCAACAGAGACATCGTGTCCTAGCATGTCATGCCAGTGTCACTAACCATGTGACTACTGCTGACTTGTCGAGTGCTTCTGATTCTATATCAGTAGCTCTTGTTCGGCGACTTTTTCCAGCCGACTGGTTTGAGATTCTCAACCAGTCGAGAATTGGACAAGTCTCGTTGCCTGATGGCTCATCAGTAGAAAGTGAAACTTTCTGCACGATGGGTGTTGGGTACACCTTTCCGCTTCAGACGTTGGTCTT